CTAGTAAGCGAAGTAACCCAACAAGTATCAGCAGCCATAAGCCATCATCATTAACGTTGGACTCCTCAAACCTCACAATGGAAATATCTTTGTTTTCTTGCCCGGGGTACAAACACCTTAAAACCCCACCTCCACTCAACCAACCGTTATGCGCCAAGGTATTCCGACTTCACGGTCTGAACCCTGTACGCACTTACGGAAGCTGAGAGGTTTCGCCCAATGTTTAAGAGACGCTTTCCAAAGCTTCTCATAACACCGTCTATAAGCGCTATATCCTTCAGGGTCAGTCGGATCATATCCCGTCCTAAGGTGGTACCTCAACAAGGACCACCCTTCGGGGACAGGGTACCGACCCTCCCTTACCGGCTTCACGCCAAGACGATCCAAAACACCAGACCAGTTACGCATAAAGCATTCACTGAATCCGGGTAATGGTTGAGCTATCCCTCTGAGCTGGACACGTCGATCGTTGATGATGGGTGCGAGATGGAGATAGGCCGCCAACTTACGTTGACGGTCAGTAATCTCCACTTCTCTCGTAACCGGAAGACCAAGACCTCCATAGGAAGGATGAACCCACCATGAGACCTCTTTAGGAACAGACTTAAGCGTACTCTTCCAATACTGGATGAACACACTCATCATCATATCCTGATCCTCCGGATACCCCGCAACCCAATCGTGAGCTCGGAGATTAAGCGAATCTCGCTGAGCCTCGTGACTACCGAAAAGAGCCTTCTCCATCGAATGAGAAGACTCACTCTTTGTGGTTCCAAACAGGAGACCTAGGTTCATACTTGGTAATAACCCGGTATTCACCCAGATCTCCTGTCCAAAGAAGTCAATTGACCTCTTCACGGACCATATTTGAGAGTTTATCACGAGGAAAGAATCACTAGTGTAATTTTTACCAACACTAGGTTTCAAACCAGCTCGAGACACTGTCTCCTTCCACCGCGCGTAGGCCTCAACAGACGGACACCAGAAGAGGATATCGTCACCATTGACCAACAACGGCATTTCTCGTAACTTAATACGGAAACCCATCTCCCGCTCAAACCACATACGGGTTATTGCGGCGTTGACCAAACAAAGAACAGGAAAGGAGACAGGTGATCCCATCAACTGTCCCCAATTCTGATCCTTAGACGATCGGCCCTCAGGATCAACCCAAAGACCACCCCCATCTAGGTCCCCATCACCAACCCAGACAATCCGATGCCCAGTTAATGCATGGATAAGTAGTTGTTGATCAACAAAATCAATGTTGAGACTTCTACAAATCTCCTGCATACAGGCCTCAGATAAGTCCGGATGGAGCCCATCTGTTGCTGCCTCGTAATCACCACTGACCCAGAACCCTCCGTGCGTATGATTAAACCGACATGCCTTCACAAGCAGTCGGTCAATATCATCCGCCATCAATGGACCCTGTGTCAAACGAAACGGCTCTTGAGAAGCCATCTCATGATGAATCCGTGGCTGGTATCGACGACAAAGATGATAACAGTGCGCCTCGCCCCTCGTAATAACTCGAACTTTAAAAGGTTCAAGAAGAGCGACGGGACGACACTCAATCCTTGTCTCAACACCCCTCCGCGCGATTGACGCCCACTCATCAACCGTCAACTCCCAGTCTGGGTCAGGCACCCGAACCTCAGTAATGTTCAAACCATAACGAGCATACCCATACAGATAACCTTCCGCAGGATAAAGCCCAAGTGATTCAACCAAATAACCAAAGGCCCCGGCTTCCTTCCTCGGGTTCTCAACACACGAACCAAAGGTTGGCACCTTTCCCTTCCCGGGTGTCCAACTCACCGATCGCCTGCCACGCCGATTTCCTGGGGAGTATACTTCCATGACAGTGCGTTTAACACTGCCAGTACTTCCATCCTCAGCCTCGACGTCCGGATGTTCCGTCAACGTTCGAAAATGCTTTTCAAGGGCATCTCGAACAAACCGGTCATCGACCGGTAACGACCCCCTCTTTGCAAAGAAAAGGTCTTGGAACAACCTAACGGTCTCATGGCGACCGGCCCTCTGGACCAGCAACCTCTTCAGGCACTTGCCCAAAGAGCCACCCAACAGGTAATCAGAGCGATCCCCTTCCAATAAAGGAATGGACTCCGGAAGTTCTGTCTGACGCATGGCAACAGCCAACATCAATGCAGTTTTATACTTCAGGACCTTCTCCAACCGACCCATGATCCCATAAAGGAACCACTGGTAAAGAACCTGTCGAGCGGTCCGCTCACTTGGAATCGGGCACCCTAAATGAACACGACATATCCAAACGTAATTTTTATACATCTGAACAGACTGTTTCCAGGCACCTTCAAACCGAGCGAACAGAGCTCCCCGCCAATCTCTAGCTTTCTTCCACATCCCCTCGTGGAAGGCAGGGCTCCTCGAGTGATCACCACACAAGGTAGTGTAATCCCACACCTCATCCACTCCCCCTTTCCCAGTTTGACCCTCTCCTTCAGGGAGATAACCACAACTGATACTTAGGTTCTTCACGAACGAGGCATAAAGACCTTTCACCCGAAGTGCTCGCACGCCTAAGACGTTAGCGGCACCAAAGGACAACTCCCGATCAGCACGATCAGGAGTGGAGGTTTTCACCATCCGAACTACCAATTCGGACCAGTCATCCCACAAACCCAACAAGTCAGGACAACTGACACCATCAGGGCCTTTTCGATACTCCTGTCGGCTACTAACCGGCAGGACACGACGAAGACCTTGGTGAGGGTGCGTGGCAATCATTTCTACTATTTTACTGGTGGCGTTACCAGGCGCGTTGCCCTGCTGTGGCCGACTCTTGCGAGCTCGCCACAACTGGAGTCCGGACTTTCCTCCCGCGCGCTTCCCTTTCGAGAAGCA